TCCAGTAGCACCAGCGGCATCACCTGCTCCAGTAGTAGAAACACCGGCTCCAGTTGCAACTGCTCCAGTAGTAGAAACAGCGGCACCGGCGGCACCTACGCCCGAAGTAGACAAAGGAAAGCAATCAGCAGATGACATCTTACAGATGATTCGTAATAGAAGCAACGGTTAAGGAGACACATCATGCAAAAACCTTTTGACCTAAGTAAGTTCCGTACTGGTATCACTAAAAGTATTAGTGGTATTAGTGCAGGATTCCACGATCCACAGGATTGGATTAGCACAGGCAACTACACACTAAACTACTTAATCAGTAGTGACTTTAATAAAGGAATTCCGTTAGGAAAGGTTAGTGTGTTTGCAGGTGAATCCGGTTCTGGTAAATCGTTTATATGTTCAGGCAATATTGTAAAGAACGCTCAAGATATGGGCTGTCAGGTAGTATTGTTTGATTCAGAAAACGCACTCGACGAAGATTGGCTACAAGCACTTGACGTTGATACATCACCAGAAAAACTATTAAAGATCAGTGTTAGCATGATTGACGATGTTGCAAAAGCAATTAGTGAATTTGTTAAAGACTATAAAGCACACTACAGCGATCTCCCCTATGAAGAAATGCCTAAGTTAGCATTTGTTGTAGATAGTTTAGGAATGTTATTAACACCAACTGACGTAGCACAATTTGAAAAAGGTGACATGAAAGGTGACATGGGTAGAAAGCCTAAGGCATTAACAGCCTTGGTTAGAAACACTGTTAACCAGATTGCACCTTTTCCGATTGCCTTAATTGCTACTAACCACACTTATGCATCACAGGACATGTTTGACCCAGATGATAAAATAAGTGGTGGTCAAGGCTTTATCTATGCAAGTAGTATTGTTGTTGCTATGAGAAAACTTAAATTAAAAGAAGATCTCGATGGTAATAAAGTATCTACAGTGCAAGGTATTAGAGCGGCATGTAAGGTAGTTAAGTCACGTTACGCAAAACCTTTCGAAGGTGTGCAAATCAAGATTCCTTATGAGACAGGCATGGACCCATATAGTGGCCTATTAGAAATGCTTGAAACAAGAGGCATTGTTGATAAAGTTGGTAACAAACTCTCTTATGTCTCACCAGTAACAGGTGAAGAGATCAAAGAGTTCAGAAAAGGCTGGTCCGGAGATAAACTCCAGATAATTATAGATGAGTGGAGTCAAAATCCTAAAGCAACAGGTGTCGAACAAGACCTTGATGTTGGCGATGTTGACCCTGACGAATTTGATAACATAGAGGAGTTGATGGATGAGTCCTGAGATAGCATTACTTAGTGAGACATGGGAACTTGTAAAAACCCATGTCAACTCTAAAGATCGTTTACACGTAGCAGAGACTATGTTAAGATTGTTTGAAGAGAATATTGATATCCAGGATATTGATATTTACAAAAACGAATTTGACAAAGTTATGAAAACAGCAATCGTTACTTATTTTGACGAAGGTGTTGATGACGAGGATGATGACGACGAGTACGAGTATTAAAAATGAGTACTTGGTATAATAAAGTAGTTGGTAATTTAGGTGAGATCGTTGATTCAGTAAATTACTTTGAAAACGAACTTGAGGAAGCCAAGTATGAAGTTGGGATAAGAGGCAGTCTGGAGAAATCCAGTTCTGCCTTACCCGGCATTACAGAACATCGTTTTAATCAGTTACAAGAGATTGAAGCAATCCTCGAACACTTAAACATAGAACTTCGCAAAGAACGTTCTAAAACATTCCGCAAGTATTTGGAAACATACAATAGACAACTGTCCAGCAGAGATGCTGAAAAGTATGTTGACGGTGAAGATAGTGTTATTGACCTAACGCATCTATGTAACCAATTCAGTCTATTGAGAAATAGGTACTTAGGTATTATGAAAGGCTTAGATGTCAAGCAATGGCAAATAGGACACATCACAAAACTTAGAACTGCTGGAATGGAAGATATTGTAATTCAATAAATAGGTTGACAAACTTTTCTAATTTGCTATAATAGTAGCATGGAACAAAATTATACAGAAGAACAAATAAGATCATTAGTTGGTGCGCCAACTCTTGAGGAAGAGCAAACCTGTGCATGTGGCGAGCAAATCACGGAATGTGATGAAGCATACGAACACATGACCAGTGGAGTTTAATAGGGGTCGAGAGACTCGGGTAAGGGACAGGATTACAAGTGATTACCAGTCCACAATTCGGTTACGACAGAGTAACGACAGTAATCCATCCCTCCAATTTATATTTGCTCCGTTCGTCTAATGGTTAGGACACTGGGTTTTCATCTCAGCAATAGGAGTTCGATCCTCCTACGGAGTACCATACTATAGTCTGATTTTTCCGGGTGCCCGGGGGTTTGTACAGACAGTAAACAACAATAACCAATAAATGCGAGGTCAACAGCTCTTGGACCTACATAAACTAAATAGAGCCAGAGTAGAAAGCAATGTGGGTGATTAGCTCAGTTTGGTAGAGCATCTCGTTTACACCGAGAGGGTCGGCAGTTCGAACCTGTCATCACCCACCATTTGTACATAACCGGTCCGGTAGTTAAACGGTTATAATTCCGCCCTGTCACGGCGGTGTTCGGGGTTCGATTCCCCGTCGGACCGCCACTATTAAATTATAAATACAAATATGCTTAAACTTGAATGTGGTCCTGAGGACAATAGAGAAACAGTAACAATAGACATAGACACTACAAAAAAGATTGGTCTCTTTTTAAGTGGAGGTTTAGACAGTACTGTATTGTTATCTTGCATGTGCAAAGATATAATTGCACAGGGCAAACAACCTAAAGATGTTATCAAGTATATCTTTAACATACCCAAGCACGATGGTGCTGAATTGTATCCACCCGCACTTATAGATCTTGTTAGGAAAAAGTTTGATATAGAATTACCTTCAATGACTCGTGTTAGGATAACACAATTACATCAACGTTTTCATGGACAAAAAGTTTGGGAATCTATATTGTATGCTTTAGACAAGTTTGATGTAGATCAAATATACTTAGGCGATCAACGTGTTAACCCAGACTTAGATACTACACTTCCTGTTAGAAGTCAAAAGATAGAAGGCCCAATGCCGGGCACATTGTTCTTTCCTTTTAACCATACCAAAAAGAGCCACACCATTGATATTATGTTTCAGTTAGGTGTAGAAGAAATATCAAACTTATCACATAGTTGCACAGAAACAATGACTGGCAGATGTAAGCAGTGTTATCATTGCAAAGAACGTGCATGGGCATTTGAGGCCATGGACAAAGTCGATACAGGGAATGGATAGGACAAAACGTAGATATATTAGATTTAATTTACCTACTGGCGGCGGCGGAATGCCAGCCCAAATGCACAGAGGCAGAATAACTAACGCAGTTAATAAATGGTCAAACACATACGACATTGATGTTTCATTTAATACAGTTGGTTACGAACTACACCTTTCTTTCCAATCAGATCCAGAACTTGCACAATTCATCCTCACGTTTGATGAGGACCTCGGATTTACTAAATTTAAAACCATAGAAATGTAGGTTGACAAATACCTAAAAGATGCTATACTTATATCATAGGTAGGCGGCTGTAGCTCAGTTGGATAGAGTATGTGGCTACGAACCACAGGGTCGGGAGTTCGAATCTCTCCAGCCGCGCCAGCAAATCAGAGGAGTATATATTATTAACAATATGGGTATTAGAAAAAACAAAATAATTTTAACAGACGTAGATGGTGTAGTTCTTGATTGGGAAGAAGGCTTCTCTGTCTGGATGGAGCATCACGGTCATAGCAAAGTTGATGGATATCAGTTTATGTATTCCATTGGTGACCGCTATGGTATGTCCAGAAACAACGGACATAAACTTGTTAAAGTATTCAATGAGTCTGCCGCAATAGGCTTTCTCCCTCCCCTCAGAGATGCACAGTACTTTGTTAAGAAGTTATCTGAGCAACATGGATATAAGTTTATAGCCATAACATCTCTGTCTTTAGATCCTTATGCTAAGGAATTGAGGACTCGTAATTTAAACAAGTTGTTTGGTGATGCATTCATTGACGTTGTTTGTTTAGATACTGGTGCTGATAAGGATGAAATACTTGCAGAATACGGTGCCAAATACACTGATAACTACTGGATTGAGGATAAGCCTGAGAATGTACAAGCAGGAATCAATGCAGGATTGAAGGGAATTTTGGTAGAACACGGGCATAATATGGTAGAACCTAAGGGTATTGTAGTAAAGAATTGGGAAGAAATTTACAATCTTGTTACAAATCAATAGGTTACAACATACTAAAACGGTTGACAGATCACTAAAAACTGCTATAATATGTACATAAATTAATTAATTGCTGTGGGAGGCAATATTATGGAAAAGCAAGTTCGCATTATACAAGGTACTTACAGAAACGCACCTATCACTGATACAGTGTTTCCGTTAGTAAAACCAAGCACTTTCGGTAAGAAAGGTTTATTTATTACTGTAGACGCCAGCAAGGTGTTAGGTCCAGACAAAAAAGCAATTCGTGTATTGTTGGAGAATCCAAGCGATATCGAATATGTTGATGGACCAGCAACCGAAGTTGAGTCTACTACAACTGCACCTGCAAAAGCAGTAAAAGAAACTGAAGAGCAGGCCATGGATAGAATCAAACGTAGATTTAATATCCTTGATGAGATGACTGATGCTGTGGCAAACGGTGTTGTTAGAGGTCTTATCGTAAGTGGCCCTCCAGGTGTTGGTAAGAGTTTTGGTGTTGAGAAGATACTTGACGAATACGATGTTATGGCTAAACTTAGCAGTAAGCCGCCAAGAACAGAAGTAGTCAAAGGTTCAATGACACCAATTGGTCTGTATCAGACACTATATAACAATTCGCAGAAAGGTGACATCCTTGTGTTTGATGACTGCGATAGTATATTGTTTGATGAAGTATGCTTGAACATGTTAAAGGCAGTACTTGACTCAGGCAAGAAAAGAACTATTAGTTGGAAGTCAGAATCGCAGGCTCTTCGTAGAGAAGGTATTCCTGATAGATTTGAGTTCAAGGGTGGTTGTATCTTTATTACTAACGTTGACTTTGAACACGTTCGTTCTAAGAAGATTAAAGATCACTTAGCGGCACTTATGTCCAGATGTCATTACATTGACCTTGAGATGAATAGTGTTAGCGATAGATTCTTACGTATTAACCAAATTGTGCGTGACGGTATGTTAGACGAGTATAACTTCGGTAAAGAAGGAGACCAAGAAGTAGTGGACTTTATGGTATTGAAGGCTAACAGGTTGCGTGAAATTTCACTCAGGATGGTTCTTAAGGTAGCAGACCTTAAACAGATGTCTCCGGACACTTGGCAAGAACTTGCGGAATCAACCTGTATGAAACGTGTTGCATAACATTCTCCCACAACTTGTTTGTAACGCAAAGTACTCTGCCCGGATTAATCCGGGTAGAGTTATTTTAACTTTAACATTAAGGAATATAATGAATAAAAGAAGGATAGTGCCATTAGTAGCTCTTGCATTTTTACTTAACAGTAATGTGTATGCTGATGACCTAATAGAAGAAATTGTTGTAGTAGGCGCTACGGTAATCGAGAGCAAACCCAACGCCAATGAAGACTTTGGTTTAGTTGAAACAATAATGCCAGCAATGGCTTATACCTCAGGCGGCTTCGGCGGCTTTAGTGGATATAACGAACGTGGAGCACAGACAGAACACACAACTATTTTTAGGAATGGTGTTCCTGTTAATGATGCTGGATCAGGATGGTATGATTTTGGACACGATATAGTTACTGGACAGGAAGCATTAAAAATTGTTAGTGGTCCTAACAGTGTTTTGTATGGCTCAGGCAGTTTAGGTGGGTCAGTGTTTATCACAGACGATCTACAAGACGGCTATGTATCAAGAATAGGTTCAAACCACACACTTGTTAATGCAAGTAAAGGTGGAGTTGGTATTACGTATTTTGATGTATCAAATGGTTCTGTGAGAACTGACAACGATGAATCAGATAACTATGTAAACAAAACAGCAAGGCTTGATCAAACAATTGGCGGGTTTGATGTTAATGTTAATTACACTGACTACGATTATGATTATGATAACTGCTACACTGCAAGTTTTTCTCAGTCAAATGATTGCACACAGGTTGGTAACAAAGTTGCTGTGAGTATTCGTAATGATAATATCACATTAGGTTACAACAAAAATAACGCAGATTATTTTACTGGTAACGATGTAACATACGACAGTGAAGCAGAAAGGTTCTATTTAGATGTTAAGAACACATACTTAATTGGTACACCTGCCGCTGAACTTATTGTAGGTATGACTGGCGACCAAGAAACATACATGGATAACGAACAAACAAACGTTAGTGGTTATGCTTCTATTAACTTTGCAGACCAGTTTGGTTTAGGTGTTAGAGTATCAGAAGATGCATTTGTTTACAGAGTAGGATACAGCAAAGAACTTCTTTCTATGAATTTTGCTACCAGTTATCGTAACCCTACCTTATATCAACTTAACGGTGATATTTGGGTCGACGGCAACAGCACACTTGAAGCAGAAGAGTCCATGGGACTTGAATTAGGTGTTGGCGCATTTATTATTTACAGGTACGAGTTTGAAGAAGGCATCCAATATCAATCAGGTTACACAGACGATGAAGGCACATATAACAATGCTACATATCTAAACTCTGGATCATACAGCACACAGGGTATTAGATTTATGGATATGTATTCTGTACCATATGGTGGACTGAGTGTGATGGTTGGATATACAGATAGTGATCAACCACGTGTACCAGAATTTAAAACTCAACTGAGTTATTTTGCAACATTTGGTAACATAAACTTTAAAACTATTTACAGTGGTATGTTTGAACGAGCACCTGGACCGTATGACGGACCAAGTTTAGATAATCTTAGCACACTTGATGTTGTATTCAGCAGACAGTTTGAAAAAGCCACAGTATCGTTTACAGTTCGCGATGTATTAGACAACGAGTTTGAAATGACTCCTGGCTATGGCGCTGGCGGTAGAAAATACTTCTTGACAATATCATCGAACTAAGGTATATATTAGTATGCATAAAACAGTTTTAGAAATTAGAGACGAGGTAAACATCAAGTTCATTGGACTCGATGTAAAGACAAGACGTAAGATTTCTGATTCGGTAAAATTCTTTTTACCTTATGCATACCATATGCCAGCATATAAGTTAGGCCGCTGGGATGGTTGCGTTAGATTTTGCGACATTGGCGGCCGATCCTATTTGAATTTACTCGACACTCTACTACCAATTGTAACCGCGGCAGGTTACGATGTAGAAGTTGATGATCAAAGACAAACATGGGATTTCAAATTCAGCCCTGTCCAGGCAAACAGTTATGAAGATACTGCATGGCCTCCCAGACATCCTGCCGCAGGGTTACCTATTATTTTAAGAGACTATCAAGTAGAAGTTATTAATCGATTCCTTGATAATCCTCAGTGTTTACAGGAAGTGGCAACAGGAGCCGGTAAAACACTTATCACAGCAGTGCTCAGTCATCGTTGTGAGGACTTTGGCAGAACTATAGTAATTGTGCCAAACAAAGATCTTGTTGTGCAAACAGAAAAAGATTACAAAAATTTAGGTATGGACGTTGGTGTTCTTTATGGCGACAGAAAAGAATATGACAAGACCCATACTATATGCACATGGCAAAGTCTTGCAGTACTGGAAAAGAAAACAAAGGCAGGTGAAGCCGAAGTTGACTTAGATGTATTTCTCGATCAAGTTGTGTGTGTAATGGTTGACGAAGTACACAAAGCAAAAGCAGATGTATTACGTGACCAGTTGAGTGGTATGTTTAAAAATGTTCCTATACGTTGGGGACTAACTGGTACAATACCGCAAGACGAACACGAAGCAGTAGCATGTACCTGTGCATTAGGACCTGTTACAGGTAGCCTAAGCAGTAAAGAGTTACAAGACATGGGTGTATTGGCTGACTTGGACATTAGTATTTTGCAGATGCAAGATGGTCCACTTGGGTTCAATGGCTATGCACAAGAACTTAAATGGCTTACCACAGATGAAACAAGATTAAAACACTTGTCACAGATAATTAATCAAATGTCACAACAAGGTAACACACTTGTTCTCATAGATAGGATTGCTACAGGAAATATATTTTCTGAGATGAATCCCGAATGGGCATTTGTTAGTGGTGGCATGAAAGTTAAAGACAGGCAATCTGAGTACGATGAGATATCAGAAATGGATAACAAAGTTATTGTTGCTACATATGGTGTAGCGGCAGTAGGTATCAACATACCTCGAATATTTAATTTGATTATGTTGGAACCAGGTAAAAGTTTTGTTCGTGTTATACAGAGTATCGGTAGAGGTATTCGTAAAGCAGAGGATAAAGATTATGTAAATGTGATTGACATAACAAGCAATCTAAAGTATAGTAAGAGACATTTAACTAAACGTAAAGTGTTTTACAAAGAAAAAGAATTTAGACACACTATGACGAAAGTTGAATACAAATAAGGAAAACTATGAAAATATTAACAATTGAAAACGAGCCATTTGATCTCAATACGGTTCCCGACGAAGTTGAGGACATGCGATATTGTGTTCTTGATGCATCAGACAAAGATGAGATAGACTTTTACTTCCTGCCATTGATATTTTTAGAGAGTTTTCATGCTCCTGCAATATGTTTGCAAATAGGAAATTCGTCTATACAGATGCCAATGGATTGGAGCATATTAATTTGTGATGATGACTACGGTGGAGTAGAAGTTATTCCGTTGACAAGTTTGAACAACAGAGGATTTAAAGCATTAGCAACTAATCCACTAAGCACTAAGATACCAGACTGTTATGATATAACTATCACAAACATCTATCAAGACGTAAAATGGTTCTTCCCTAAACTAAAGCACGGTCACATGTTGGCTGTTCCTTTGGAAAGCAAAGATAAGCCTCGGTGTGCATACTTTGTAAAAGAGCAAAACAAAATTTGTAATATTGAGGTTGGAGATTTAATGTAATGGCAAAGGAGCCTAAACTACCACTTAAAACAGTACTACATGCAATTGATAAAAGGGACAAGAATTTTTATAATAACTTAACTATTGAACAACGTAAGTCTTTAGGGCTGTGGATGATGTTGAGATATGCAAGTAGTGTACAAGGTAAGAATGCACCACAGTATATCTTTATGGTTAATGAGTTGTTTAATCAAGACTTTTATTCAATTAACAAACATCCAGAATTACAATGGCTGTTATTAAGTGCATGTGGTTCAGGCAAAGTAGAATTCCATCCGTATATTAAACCACCTACACAAAAGAAAAAGAAAAACAAGTCTCAGCAATTTATAGCAGACTTATTACCACATCTAAAAGCAGATGAAATAGAAATGGTATTGAGCATGAACACAAAACAAGAATTAAAAGACTTAGCAAAAGACTATGGATACGATGACAAAACAATCAAAGACATCTTCGGCAAGTGATTCTGTATGTAAATGGTGCGAAAAAGGATTTCGTAGCGACAGAACTTTAGCCGCTCATATGTGTCCACGCAAAAGGCGTTGGGCAGACAAAGATATGACACATGTACGATTAGGCTATCGTGTATTCCAGATGTTCTATGAATTAAACACAGCACAAAGCAAACCAAAAAGCATGGAAGACTTTATTCGCAGTCAATATTATGAAGGCTTTACCAAGTTTGGTAGAAGTTGTATTCGCAATGAATACTTGTCACCTAACACATTTGCAGAATGGCTAATCAAGAATGGTAAAAAGTTAGCAGACTGGAGTAAGGATGCTGTTTACGATGATTGGTTATTAGAGTATGTTAAAAAAGAGCCTGGCATGAAAGGGCTGGAAAGAAGTATTATACATTTTGCTAAATGGTCCGAAGAACATGAATGCGATTGGCAAGAATATTTTACTGTAGTTAGTCCTGCAAGATTTGTATATGATATTAGATCAGGCAAAGTAAGTCCTTGGGTATTGTATCTTAGTGAGACTGGCTCCGAAGTGTTAACACGATTAAGCGATGAGCAAATTAAAATGATACAACACATTATAGATTCTCAGTTTTGGCTTAAAGTGTTTACAAAGAATCCTGCAGAGGTTACTGAAATCCGCAATGCATGTGAAACAGCACAAATTTAAATAAATAGTAGCAACTAAATTAAGGATTGTAATGAAAGTAAAATTAATCAGTCATAGTCAAGCACCAGAATACAATGAGTCAGCATTGGACTTAGTGGCATATTGCGCCAGGGTAAGTAACCCAAGTAATCAAAACAATACAGAAACAAATGAAAAACTTGTGAAGTATTTGATGAAACACAAACATTGGTCACCACTCGAAATGGTGAGCGTTTGTTTAGAAGTAGAAACAACCAGAGACATAGCAAGGCAACTGTTACGTCATAGAAGTTTTAGTTTCCAAGAGTTTAGTCAACGTTATGCAGATCCTACACAGGACTTAGATTTTGAGATACGTGATGCAAGATTGCAAGACCCTAAGAATAGACAGAACAGTATTGCACTTGATATGTCTGATGAATACGAAGGTGGCTTACAAGATCGTTGGTATCAATGGCAAGAACGAGTTATAAACGAATCCAAGTTAGCATATAATTGGGCTATTGACAACGGTATTGCCAAAGAGCAGGCCAGAGCAGTACTACCGGAAGGAAACACGTTAAGCAGGCTGTACGTTAACGGTACATTGCGTAGTTGGATCCATTATATTGAATTACGTGGTGCTAATGGCACACAACAAGAGCATATGGATATTGCTCATGCTGTAGCAGATGTTATAGCAGAGATATTTCCATTAGCAGAAGAGTTCAAAGGGAAAGAGATTTAATGCCAAATAAACTTATTACGTTTGGGTCAGAATTCTCACGTGCCCACAACGAAGATGAAACACCTTGGCCAGAGCTATTAGCAACCTCTGTGGGCAAAAAGTTAGACAACAGAGTTACAGATGGCACTTCAAATGAATATATTTGGGATACCATTGCCCACGCAGTTCGAAAACACCAAATAGAAAAGTCGGATATGGTTATTGTGCAATATGGTAATATGTGGCATAAGCATTTTTACAGCATAGAGCGATCAAACGACTACAACGAATTAAGTATTAAGGAACAAGAAAACTTTGACTTTAAGGAAGAGCTTGGCATACTTAATGATTCTAAGATGGCAGTGTTTACAAAATGGAGACCTGAACATGCTGACCAACAACACCATTCTATAGATGCTGAATTACACCAAGCATTTGAAAATGCAGTTTGGGACAATAGAGATTCTTTGTGGTACTTTAATGACACCTTTTATAATAGACATTTTCAGTGTGTTAAGATGTTACAATCAGCAGGCATACCTGCATTGTTTATAATTGCATCAGCACATATATGTCCTTTAGATAATGATGAGCTAATGGCCGAAACAGATTACAACGGGTTAAACATTAACAGATGGCATGGCAATTTTAATCCTAATGATTATGATAAAATACTAACACCAACTTCATTGCTTACAAAACGTGGACACTATGAATTATCTATTTCCATATATGAAGCTCTTTACAGCAGTAAAGGCGGCATAGTTGATTAGTAAAACAGGTTGACAAACACACACAATTTGTTATAATATACACTAATAATTTACGAAAGGTAGGATATTCATGAATTTTAGCAAAGTCAGTGTAGGTATTAGTTTATTGTTCTTGACTGCATGTGGCGGCGGTGGAACATCTCCAGCAGTTGGATTGCAACCACTTACACCGCCCTCAACACCCCCAACAACACCAACTCCATTATACAATGCTGAACCACTTGTAGCATATGATCCAGATACATATTACAGCAATGTGTGTACTGCTGACACAACGTTAGAGCCAAGCATACAGTTTGCAATACCCACAAAGTTAAATGATGACGAGTACACAGACTTTATTGTTGTTTATTGGTGCGACTTAGCAACTAATTCAGAGAAGACTACTGCTACACCTAATATACTTGTTGCACAGGTAAGTGACGGCATTGGCGGATTTACTGTAGAGAACTATGATGTGTTTGGTGAGAGTTATCCAAGCATGAGTGGTGCAAGTAGGAAGTATGCTGTAGGCGATTTTAACAATGATGGTGTAGATGATTATGCATTTGCAACCAATTGGGAAGATGGCAGAAACAATGAGTCAGTGTATGATGCCCAACCAACAGTGTTATTGAGTAATGCAAATTACACATATGACATCAGTGTGTTTGGACAACCTTGTTGGGGACATGCAGTGCAATCGAGACCAAATGATCAAGGGTATGATGATGCATTGTTTGGAGGCTATTGCGGAGATCAATTTCAAGCATATCGTTTAGTAAACAATGAGTGGGTAAGCACAACACAAGAATACCCTGTAGGATTGAATCAACCTGCAAGTCACTGGGCAACAGATTTTCAAACCGTAGGCACAGATTCTATTGTAGGAACAACCTGTTTGTTTACCAGTAACGAAACTCCGCCAGCATGTGGTATTGGTTTGTTTACTGAATATGCAGATTGGTCTATGGATGATACTTTTCTAACTCCAGCAGAATTTATTATCACTGTGGTAAATTGGAATGGTGATGTTGGACCAATGGATGTGATGTTGGTTAATGACGAGCAGTATTTGGGTATTGCGGCCAGCCAGATGTGTGTAATGGATAAAGATTGGGAAGGAGACAACTCAGTAGTAGTTGCTATGTTTGATGGATGGAAGCCTACAGTAGAAGTGTACGAAGGCGGAACGTATGATGTTGACGATATGGACGACCATAGATTTTTATTAGTGTTTGATATTGTAGATAATAAATTAGTTCAACGTGAAGATGCATTTGTAAATGAAGTTAATCAATACAACGCAAACTTCTTTGACTGCAATGATATTAACGGTGACGGATTAAGTGACATTGTTATATCAGAGTTCAGTAGAGGTGAGCGACAGTTTGGTGGTAAGCCAATGGTGTATTTAAACAACGGCAGTAAGTTTGTAATGTATGAAAACGCTGAAGAGCCAATGCCTGGTCACAGTGGTGTACAGGACAATGCACAAGGTTATCTACACGATATGAACAACGATGGTTATGTTGATGTTGTTGTGTTTGGCGAAACAACTGCAACAGATGGTAATATAGAAATATACACCACTACTGATTACTTGACATTAAATGAATAGGTGTTATAATAACCATTATGAAGATTGATTTTGATGTAGACATTGATATGCCTAATCGTGATGAACTGTTAAAGTTTATCAAGCATACACCTGCAAGTATTGTTAAAGATGGTAAATTTACCAAGCACAACACTGGTGTCTACTTACAAAATATTCCATTCAAACCAATAGAAAACTTCAGTGACATAGATCACAAAACAGCAGAAGAAGATGGTTGGTTTAAACTTGATGTACTGAATAATAGTGTGTATATGGATATTAAATCTGAAGCACACTTAAATCAACTACTCAGCAAAGAACCTATGTGGGAATTATTGTTACACAACGATATAGTAGAGCAACTATTCCATATTAATAACTATGCAAAATTAGTAGCAGAATATAAGCCGGAATCAGTTGAACAATTAGCAATGATACTTGCAATTATTAGACCCGGTAAGAAGCATTTGGTTGGTAAGAGTTGGGAACAGATTGAAGCAGATGTATGGTTGAGACCAACCGATGATACATACTTCTTTAAGAAGAGTCATGCTATTGCTTATGCATTAACTATTGCGGTACAGTTGAATTTGATTGTTGAGACTGCTAAGTCTTCTTGATAAGTTGAATTGTTCTTCTTTTAATTCTTTTCTTTAATAGATTTTGTAAACTGGTTACAGGACCAAACAATATTTCTACGTCCTTCATTACAAATGTTCTCAGATAAGGCATGAATGATTTCATTTCGTAATGTAAGAATACATCGATTGGTAATTGCCTATTACTTTCCCACCACCATATTTCGCCAAGTTCTAAGAAATTTCTCTTTATTTCTGGTGTTGGAATCTGTTCTACATCATAAAATGTGAGGATTTGACCGTCTTGATTAACAACTATACCGACATATTCTCTGCCGCCGTACGTTATACCAGTTAGGAACTCAAAGTTGGAGTATTCATTTGCTTCTACCATCTAAGATATTTATCACTCGACTGATAAATACATGTATGAGTAACGGCGACAATAGACTTTATTTGTACGAAAATGTAGTAGATCTTGTCATAATGGCAGGAGATTTATATGTGGATAACAGACCAATGAACAATAGAAACTTAAAAGCCCACAAGGGCGTAACTAATGACATCTATTTCCAAATAAGAAATAGAGATAGAAAATTACAAAATGTATTTTCAGAAACACTGAGAGCATACTTAGTAAATCCTTCTACCAAGAAGAGATTGCTCACAAGGATTCTCGAAGATACCAGTGAAGTAGGAAAGGTTAAGTTGGTCCTTAGCGAAGGAGATCTTGCTCAAATAGATCCTGGCTTATATCAAGTGTTTATCACACGTTCAGTAGATGAACTCACAGATAGACCTGTGTACACAGACCAAAATAATTCTTTACGTTTTGATATTGAAATCACTGACCAAGTTGGTGTACAACCTGTGCCCACTCAAGAAGATATAACATTTTTCCAAACACAGAATACATCTACTGGTGATGCATCAAATGTTTATGTTTCGAGTGCTATGTATGGTAACTTAGACAGAAACTTTACCAATGCACAACACACAGTGGCAATATATCCTCAGCAGTATACTGGTCAAGTTCAATTACAAGCCAGTAGTTTAACTGCTACACCCTCAACAGAAGATGATAGTTTTGATTGGTACACAGTTAAAACAATAGACATCAACGATAAGTACTTAGTAAAGGGCAATGTTATTATAACTGACAGCAACATACAAACCAGTACAGGTAGAGTTACTTCGTTAGGATTAACATCTATGGTCATTGTTGATTATGAAAATGTTGACGAAGACAACAGAACAGAGATGATATCTTTTGTAGGTGCAACTACATTATTAGACGTTGCAACTTTGATAAACAACGGTGCTAACACAAATGCAAACGTTGTAGCAAGTGTTATAAGCACAGAGTCTGAGATAGCAAACACTAAAGCATACCAACTGCAACTGTCAGGAATGAACTTTGCTATTTCCGGTGACAGTGTAACCAAGTTAGGTTTAGGTGTAGACACATTTAAAAAGCCTGATGCTAATGTGGTCACTGCAACTTTCCAAACTAACTGCAACTGGGTAAGATTAGTATCTAAACCTACATCAGGATCCTTAGAAAAAATACAACTGAGAAACTAAATTATACTTGACACTTGTAAAAGGATAGTGTATAATACATAGATGTTAGAAACAGTTGTTGGCTCAGTACATAGTTTATTGCTCGACCATTTACCGTTAAAAACTACCAAGACTCCAAGTGGTTGGATTACCATGAATTGTCCTATGTGTAGTGATAAACGTAAACGTGGTGGATTAAACACCAATGGTTCTAAAATAAGTTTCCATTGTTTTAATTGCAACTTCACTACAGGCTGGAGTCCAAGTCCTTACTTAGGTAAAAAGTATAAAGAACTTGCTGAAAAATTAGGTGCAGATAGAAAAGCAATACACGACACTCAAATTGAATTAATGAAGTTTAGTGACGAATTTGAAGATGTAGATTTAGATAATTATGTTTACAATGTTGCTAAGTTTGAGGAGTATGAACTACCAGAAGGCACTGAACTAATAGAAAATTTAAGTGATGTAAATGAGCTAAAACAATATGCAGTTAGTAGAGGTATTTTAGATTTATATCCATTGATGCATTTCAAAGACTTTGCAAATAGAAAGAGAGTAATGATACCTTTCCTGTATGATAGTAAATTAGTAGGTTGGACAGGAAGACATGTATCACCACCTAATAAAGAAACTCCAAAGTATCTACAAAAATTACAACCAGGGTATGTGTTTAATATAGACAAATTTGTAGACACAGACAGAGATATAGTGATTATCACAGAGGGTGTAATTGATGCAATATTAGTAGATGGTGTTAGCATTATGGGTAACACTATTACACCAGAGCAGGCACATCTTATAGATAAATTAGGACTTAGGGTAATAGTATGCCCTGATAGAGACAAAGCAGGTATAGAATTAATTGATCAAGCATTAGCACTCGGTTGGGAAGTAAGTTTCCCGCAATGGCATACAGATTGTAAAGACGCCGCTGACGCAGTTAGTAAATATGGTCGTCTTGCCACAGTATACAGCATCATGCACAGTGCAACAGGAAACAAAATAAAAGCTCAAGTAAAAGCCAAACTTATAAATACAGACACAGGAAAAATATAATGGACCCACAAATAAAATTTTATGTTCATGGTTCGAGCGCCACATCAGGCAATCAGGACTTTGCAACAATTAGAGATAAGCACACAAACGAAAAAAGAAAACTATGTCCGTATGCCTGGCCACAATTGATTAAAATTGGCAAAACAAAAAATGGCAGAATTAGGAATATGAGTATTCCTGGGTGCAGTATACAACAAGTATTCAGAGATGTTTTAAACTTCTTAGTAAATTCGCCTGAGTACCAGCACGAAGAAAGACTAAGTTGGTATTTTTTAATTGAGTTACCAGATCCACATGTTATTGAGTTACATGAAGAAATGTATGGCATTGTAATTTTTGTACAACCAGATAATAGTATTATACTATGCAAAGACGGTGAGGTTGTGTCTATTAAGGATTTATCAAAAGATGTTAAAAAACTTATTACTGATAAGATAAAAAACATAGACGAACTACGAAAAACTATGTATACTCCCAGTGTTGTATATCAAGAGTTCTTAAAAAATATTATTTTGCTTGAACACACACTGAGATATAGATCAGGATACTTAGATAACTTTTGTTTCTTGTCAGCATCAAAGACTGCTACATTAACAGGCGATCCGTTATTGCGTGGACTCGACGATGCAAATAAGATTGTCGGCAGAGAAACTTGCCACAATAAAACTTTTGAGCAGTTAATTAAAACACGTTACCATATTGTAGAGATTTTAGACTACATTACTAAAACTGATTTAGGTACAAGTTATACAGCAGAAGCACAACAATTATTTGCTGATGAGATCGAAAAAAACATTATACTGAGACGTAATTGGGTAAATT